CAGAACCTCCTGTAGGGTGGCTAAAGTTATGAATGAATCTTGTTCCGTCTTTTGTGATGACCCCTGTAGTACTTGAGGTGGTATCATCGAGGTCATATACATTAGCTAACCTGTCTTTAATCTGTCCCGCATCATCGGAAAGTTTGACATCTGTAATCTCACCATCAGCGATAGAGTTGAGGATTGAGGCAAGGTTCTTTTGCCATTTGAAGTAGTATTCATCGTCAGCGGTAGCACCAGAATCCAGGGTTACGGTTTCAGAATCCGTTTCTGTGTAGGAATCTTTATCAAGAAGTTCATAGTACCCTTCCGCATTTTTCTTGTAAACCGATAGTGTGCCATCGCCTGTAGTGTAGGAAAGCGTTCCGCCATCACTGATATCAAAGACGGTTTGTCCTTCTGTGGCAGTGATTTCAATATTTTGAACAACCGCCCCTGCACCGGAAACCTTAATCCACCCAGAGCCATTGTAGACTTTGAGTTCGTGGTTGGCGGTGTCATACCAGAGTTTGGCTTCTGAAGCAGTCGGTGCAGTTGTGCCTTTGTGTGCCAACATGTTCCTGGCTTCATATCCGCCAAAGTCTTGATTGCCTGTGAGCGTTCTTGTGCCGTTAGTCCTTAGATATTGGGTATGGTCATCGTCACCTAAGCCCACCAAAGCACCGTGGTCATTCGTCCAGTCCAGGTCGGCTATCTTCTCCCACTGGTCGGCAATTGCACCACTGATAGCGTAACAACGATACATGGCGGTCTTGCCATCGCCATCGTCAGCCACGACTCGCATATCATTGATTGCATTCCCTGTGGTCGGTAGGTCATCATAACTCGCTACCGCTTCTTTCCAGGAACTGTCGGCAAAATTTGGCGTGTTGGTAATGTTACCCCAATGAACACTGGATTCACCGGAAGTCTGCATATTGACTTTGGTGTATACATCACTGGCATCTGCCTTTGAGGAATCTAAAGAGTCAATAAGGTCTTTGTTGCCCTTAATGGTCTCGGTTGTCCGACCGTCACCTGCCAGGTCTTCTTCCAAATCATTCATGGCAGAGACATCGGCTTTAGAGGAATCCAGGGCATCAATAAAGGTTTTAAGGGCTTCCAGTATGCTTTGAACGGTTTCTCCTGTTAATCCTGATACAGCTGTAGCCCCGATATTGTCTGCACCAGAACTTCCGTCAGTTGTGGATTCTAATTCAGGAATTAAAGTATCGTTAATGTATGTTTGGATTTCATTTGCCGACTGGTCAAAAAGAGCCTTCAGTTCAGAAGCACTTTCTGTTGGTTGGTCTGCCAATGATTGATGAACATCATAATCATTCGTGTCTTTTGTAAAAGCCATTATCTCACCTCACCTATAATTTCTGCAGGAAGTTTTAACCATAAAACCACAAGAGTTTCATTTTCAATATTATTAGATAGAATTATTTTTATATGCGTGTATTTTCTTGCTCTGATTCTTTTGGTAAGTGTTTGTGGGTTTCTATTTGTAAGATATGTCCAATTTGCATAATCCAAAAAACCATAGTCAAGCAATGAATATCCTACTGTTACAGAATTTATTTCTTCTTCATTGTCATTATTTGTTGCATAACTAAGCGTTAGTGATGTTTTGGTTCGTGGTTTGACAGAAACCCATATTTTCCTTGAGTTCTTGACAAGCTCCCCTCTTTTAAAATCAGTAAATCCAAGTTCAGCAACTGAATTAATAGCGATATCATTATCGTTTAAATAGCCGAACTTTTCTATTGTGCCTTCTGTGGAGAAATAAACCTCGCCATTTATTTCAAGGAATTGCTTTGCTTCAATAGAATCATAGATGTAAAAAACATCATTGAGATAGTTCCATACAATGACTTCATCTTCAATATTAACCCAGAGTTCTTTTTCTTTTTGGTAGTCAAGCGTAATGGCTTTTGATAAGTCTAAATTAGATAGCGTGATAGAAATTCTGTCACTTATATTTTGTGCGTTTCTTTCATCTTTTACTTGAGTCGAAGTCCATTTCCAAAACGCATTAGCATTAAATGAAACTGGATAGTTTTCTACTACTCGACATTGGTTAAAGGTTATGTTGCCTACTGCATCGTTAAGTTCTCTAGCCACATAGTTATATATATTGAGTCCGGGGTTATCGTCATATAGGGGATTTTCTTCTGGATAAGCATAATAGGTTTTGCTTTCTTTGAAAATAATCAATCTGTCATATTGCGGAACAATATCAGTTACTGAAGTATTGGAAGTGCCTACTGTCAGGAAGTTATTGCTAGGAAAGTAGGTCGGGTCACCTACACCACTCCTTCTGATGATATTGGGGTTGTCAGAATCGCCCCATATGAAGACATTGGTATCTGTCCCTATACCGAATATGACAGCATACTTATTGCTTGTGACAAGGCTTACAGAGCCTGTATCAGCCTTATCCCATGTAATGTAGACATCAGACAAATCATCTGGTGCGCCAAATGGTGATGTTCCCGAAGAAAAATCAACAGTTCCTGCGGTTCTATCTACTGTGAAGTCAGTATCTTCTTCTAAATCAACTCCATCAATCTCTATAAAAACCTCTGAAGAATCAATATCTTGTTCAGCAAGAACATATTCCGTTTCCGTTCCATCTCCAATGAAATCCTGTTTTTTATAGCCTGTCAAAAGATTTATTTCTTCAAAGTTCGTGCCGCCACCAGTTGGTGGAGAGCCTATTGCTATTGTAGGTATATAAGGTTCTGTATCCCCGAAAGTTGTACCGTCATAAGACTTATAATCAACACCATTCATCATGTAAAGCGTTCCGTCAAACTGAAAGAAAATAGTTTCATAGTCACCAATTGTGCCTATTTCAGTATTCTCCCCATCTGGAAGAACTTTTTCATACACTTTTCCATTATTTGTTGAGATAATGACTTCATCGCCATCTAATGTGCCGTGCCAGAAATATACAGCCTTCTCATTCCCATAATCAATAAAAGTCGCATAGCCACTTCTTTTTTCAAGTTTGAAGTCTTTTGTAACTCTAAAGTTAACTTGCGAAGTACATTCTCCGATTTTCATCTCGTTTTCTGCCACGGATTCATTTATCCCAAGAAATTTATCAATAACCATTGGGTTGGGGTTTGGAGAAGGAGTGAATGTTGCCATTTAATCACCTCTAATAAACATTTTGTATCTCTTGTTCTCTGGCAGGCTTGTTGTATCGGAGTTCCATTTTTAATTCATTATATTTTTGCTCAAAGTAGTTAACAAGATTTTGCTGTTCAGATGTAGCAATCCTGGCAGCTACATAATAAGCAATAATGGTAGCAGCAGAATCGGATATTTCCAGAATGTCTGTTTTCGAAGTTAAAGTTGTTGGGAAGGCTTTATAATTAATGCGAACAGTTCCGTCAAAATTGTAAGAAACATACAGGTCTTTATAGTTTTCCCATTTATAATCAATGGCTTCTACATAAATTTTGTCTGAAAGTATAATTAACGATTCAACAGAATCGAAATCTGAAGGCATTGTATATTTTACCCACGGCTTGTAGTCTGGCACTGTATCGAAAGAATACTCAAACATTGCCACATTTTGGTATTGATAGAAATTTGAACCACTTAATTTAATTCTTGTTTTTAATCCAGTGGTGTCAAGATTGTCCTTATAAGCAGTCATTTTAGTAGTAGTGTCTGTGTGAGTTGCTACTGTTGACCATGAGCCACCACTATATTGTTGAATTTCTATGGTATGAGTGCCATCTGCCTCCACATAATATGATTTTACATCATCAATTCCACTTGAATTTGGGATATAAACGGTAGTTCCTGTAAAATATTTCTTTTCAAAGCGCTCACCAATTAGATTTTCGATAGGTTTTCTTGAAAATTCATAAGTTTTGTAGAAGTTTCCTAGTCCAATAAGTTCTTTTTGTGCCATATCCGCATACTTAATGGCTCTAAGCAAAAAATCTTCCACATCAACTTCTGGAATAACAGAACCCGAATCAGAATATTCATCTAACAAGGCTCTTGCATTAGTAAATATATCATTGACTGTAACACTCATTTAGTCACCGCCTTTAGGGTGGGCTTGTCGATAATGAACAAGCAAGTCTCCCATATTATCTGATACAAAATCACATTTTTTACACTTGAATTCTTGTTTTTCCACTTTAAATCTTTGGCTAAGAACCTTGATTAACCTTTCGTCATCTGTCAAATAAATACCTTCCGAATCAAACTGAATTTTTTTAGGGAGTTTCTTTCTATTGTTTCTCTTTGTGATGTTTACAATTAAATTTGGTTCACCAATTATTTTCATAGTTCCTCCTTAAAAGGGAGGGGAAAACCCCTCCCAATCATTTAAGGCAGTTCAATGACTTCCATACTGAAAGCATGGTCAGTCAATAGTTTTTTGCCGGTTGCAGGCGTTACAGTAATTGAAATAACGCCGTCTTCGTCTTTGTATTTAGCGCCTTTTAAGACAATAGCATCTTTTGTAGCGTTTTCAATAGAACCAGTCAGCGCTTCGCCTGCACCAAAGAAATCCCCTGCGGCAACGGAATAAGTTACAGTCCCTTGCCCGGCGGCTGAGTTGTTCATAATAATTACCACATCAGAATCTGCGCCAGTGGGTGTAATCTCAAAGGTTTCCGCTGTATTGGCTGCAGTTGATGTTGCATCCTCTACTTCAACTTCATATGGAGTGTCAAAGAGAAGCATACTAGTGTTGGTTACTTCAATAGCCATTATTTATCTCTCCTTTTTTATACTGCTGTTTCAGCGGCATAAGTCATTTTTTTCTTGACAACTTCTTTAGGCTTAATCACTTCAGCGCCAAACACGAGAAGTCCATCCATGTTGTAGCTGAAAGAATCTTGGTCTTCCATTGCTCTGGTTTTCAAGAGTTTTTCTGCAAGAGCGATAGAATCATAAGAACCTGCGAAAATAGTATGAACAGGTGAAGCGGCGGTGTTGGAATTGTAAAGAGTGTTAGTTACATAGATGTCAGCATCAAGATAATTCGCCCAAGACATTCCCCCAGTTCCATTGATTCCGTTGTTAATTTGGAACTTAACGCCGGCAAGCAACAGTTTTTCTTTTACCCAAGGAGGTACAACAATCCACTTGTTACCGTCTTGCACATTGTTTTCTTCCAAAATTCTAAGCATTCCAGAGATATCCGAAAGAATTGTTTCGGAATCTACGCTGTCATCATCGGCGGCTTCATTGCCTGCATTTACATGAAGAAGTCCGTTGGCGCTTCCCCAAAGATATTCGTCAATAGAACGAGCCAGACCATAGGCGGCTCTTTGCGCTTGAGAACCTTTAAGGTCGACATTTGCCATAACATCTTCAATGTCAGTTACCTGGAAAGCGTAATGCTTTTGTTGATTGATGAGCAAGGGAATCTGTGAGGAAACCAATGCCTCATGAGTAAGAGAACCTGTGTAATCACTAATCGTGGGGTCTGCCAAACCATTGAAGTAAACCGTGTCACCAAAGCTACTGATATCACTTTTACTTCGGAGTCTTGAAATCTTCTTACCAACGAGATTGTCTTCTAGTGTACGATAGACGGATGCTTCCCATAATTGAGGGATGAAAGCATCTGCGTTAACATTTGCAGCCATTTAAAATCTCTCCTTTTATTTCCATTTTTTCTGACTCTTTATAATATTTTCGTAATTTGCCAAAACTTGTTCTCTTGTCATGCCTTGGACATCTTCTTTAGTGAAAAATTGGTTGTCAGTTCCGGAATTTGACATTGAGCCAGTAGAAGCTTCGGCGTTTTCTTTGTTTTTCTTGTCAATTTCAGTTTCTTCAGTTTGTTTTTTAGCCAAGTTTTTGTACTTGTAGCGAAGGTAAGCATCCGTTAAAGAGATTTTGAGGTCATTTTTCATTTTTACAACTTCTTTTGGGATAATGTCATCGACTGGTTTGCCTTCAATTTTCCTTTTTTGGATTTCCAAGCCAACATCAGGGAACTCTTTTAGAAACTCATCCATTTCTTTGTTAGTATTAAGCTTGTTTTTAAGTTCCTCAAGTTCTTTTTTAGTCATATCAGCTTGTTTTTTAGTCTCAACCAGGTCTTTTGCATACTCTTTAGGAACGCTTTGCTTGACTAATTTTTCTGTTTCAATCGCATTTTTGTATGCCTCGAAGTCGGGAGAACCATCCGCATTGGTGAAACCATTCTTTTGGAGAAAATTACTCATAAATTCTACCATCCCCCTGGTGTCGGTGGATTCATAGGATTGGAGTTTCTCTTGCAATTGTTGATATTCCTCAATTTTTTTATCATAGTTCATCCCTTTTTGGGTCAGCGCTACCGCTTCCTCCCAGGGTATTTGTTTTTCTTCGTGATTATACTTAATAGTGATATACTCTGGGTGGTCGCTTCCGTTAGATTTGGTATTCTCAACGGGATTTTCGATAACTGGTGTGTTATCATTCATTTTTCTTCTCTCCTTTGACTATGGTAGGTCAATTTTTCTATGTTATCGCCAAAGACAAACCATTCAGCGGTAACATCGCCAATAATTTTGAGTTGGTTCATATCGGCTAGTAAAAACTTTCTGTCATTGATTTGTATACTTTGTGAGGATTTATACATCAAGCGTTTTTCTCTTTCGAGAGCATCGCTCAAAGCCTTTTGTAAGTTTCTGTTCATTTTTTCTAAATATTCGATTCTTTTAGACTTTTTCATAGCACATCTTTCATAGGACTGTCCTCAAGCATGAGGTCAATAACCTGTTGTTCCATTTCTTCCGGTGGTAGAGATTGAAGTTCCTGCTGTTGTTCGGGCGGTAGGGTTTCCATGAATTGTGCCATGATTTCAAACAAAAGCATATTGCGCTTATCCTTGCTTAAAAGGCTTCTGATGAGTTGTTTTCTGTTTGGTATCATACTATCAGGCATTCTTTCATAATAGTCTATCAACTCAATATGCCCCTGCATTAAGAGGTTATCAAGCACTTGTGCCGAAGCGGCTTCTGAATAATAAGAAGATGGTCCGACATCAACTTTGGTTTCAAAACTATCACTGGATATTTTATTAAAGTCATACTCAATAACTTTGGTCTGGTCTGCTACTTGAACTTTTACCTTTCTTTTGCCATAGTAATTTTTCATAAATTCCAAGTCAATATAAGCCAGGTCTTCCACAAGATTATAGAGTTCCATTTTAACGCCCTCAAGCGGAATCGAAGCTTGCTTTGTGATAACTACAATAGCAGAAGTGTTCTCTGGTCGCACATCGCCCGCAAAAGCATCCGTAAGTCCCAGCATATCCTTGGTGTACTCAATCGCTTTTTCAATCGAGAGCATGATTTGTCCCGAAATTGTAGAGGGGTTCATGTATCTGGCGGCGGTGGTTACATCACCTGTAACTCCTATTGCGCCACCCACACGGTTCGACCATGAATCAATCCTTGTCTTATCGTAAACCACTTTTGGAAAGCCTACAAGTTGCCAAAATACCATGACCATTGCAAACATTTGATTAATGTATATCTGATTGGGAATGAGTCCTGTGCCGATAGCCTGTCCATGGTAAGAATTTTTTCTAGTGTCCCAGTTCGCCCAGGCAATGGGGTATTTTTTAATTTTTAAATCCCACTCCGGTCTGATAACACCGTTCTTGGTTTCTTTCTTTGCGTGTACCGTTCCTGTTTTATCGTCAATCCAAAAAGTAGTAAGCGAAATAGTTTTTTCAGAAGAATCCAGTTCAACTTTTCCCCTGTTCCCAATCTGTTCTTGATAATTTTTATCACTGGTAATATGAGAATAATCTTGCTTATACTTAATGGCTTCATCAATCAAGTCTTCTACAAGTTCACGCTTTTCAATAATGATGTAAGGCTGTCCTTCAACTTCTCTTGAGACAGGGTTGCCAAAGAACACTCGTGAACCGTCAATAACTTCATGCTGTATTCGACCTTTGGCTCTTTGCCCAATGTCAATGTCTTCCCAATAAGCATAAATACACATATCGCCGGAAAGAGCGCCATCTAGCAGAAGTTGTCTTGTCTTCTTGGTCATCTTGGTCTTTTCCCAGATGTATTTGAAGTTTGAAGTCAGGTATTCAGAGGCTTCTAAAAGTCCCTCCTGTTTTTCAGTTTAAACCGCACTGATATTGGAGGACATAATCCACGAAATAAAGAAGTTGGTAATTCTCTTGAAGATATTGAATACCGGTGTCGGCATTCCTTTACTCTTTAGACCTCTCCACTGGTCTCCTGCATAGAAGGCTTCATTCTTGTCGACATCATCATAGTAATTGATTTTGTAGTTATAATCTTTGCCGGATTGATAGCGTTTCCACGCATCAGTTTCTTTACTTTTCATGGGTCACCTCCCCATTATAAGATAGCATATCAGACAAGGCTTTTGAGAATTCATCTGCTTCTGATTCTTCTTTCTTCTTGCTTTGCCTTTGTTTGATTGGCTTTATCGGGTCATTGCTTAGCGTAGCACCTGTCTTAAGTTTCTGACCGTCTATAATGCCTTGCCTATAAATCAATGCGCCTGCCAAAAGACCTAGTAGTAGATATTCCATGAAACCTCCTTAATTACTAATAAAAACTATTGGGTAGAGCCTCTCACTCTTACAGCACCCTTGCGTGGTTCAACCAATTGCGCATTCGCCCCATGGAAGCACAGCGATTTATTATTGGCGATTACCCACCTTTTACGAGGGCGGATTATTGTCTTAACCGCGTTTATCTTTCGCCACCAGATAGTTTTTTATTAATTAATGGCAGTTTATCCGAACTCTGCCAAACGGGGATTTCTCTTAAGGCACATCTCCCAGCACCTTTAGAGCTTTGACTTAGTATTGCGAACCTGCCCT